CTCTTTGTGGTCTTGCATTGTATAAAGCTACAGTATCTGCTCTGTGTGGTTTTGGATCTAATTGAGGATGTTTTTTTTCAAATTCTGATATATGGACTAATGAACCATTCCATTCTTTTACCATTTCTCTATATGGAAAAGCTTGACCTGATCTATCAGATATTGATTGTGAGTATTTACCCTTTGAATATGCCATAATTATCCTTGTGGGTAATAAACATTAGGGGAAATATAAACAGATGTTCTTTGCCCGTCTTCTTCTAATGCTCTTTTTAGTTCATCTTCGTATAATAATTTTAATGCTTGTATTCTATCTGGTGCAATTTTTTGTGATAGATAAAAGGCTAATCCAGACACCATGCATGGAAAAAATCTAAAAGGCATGTCTGCTGTATTCGTATAAGCACCTGCATCTTCAATTCTTGCAAGATAGTAATAGAATATATTGGTCACTGCGCTCGTATTAGGAGCCAGATATAAACTAATAGTTGGTGTTAATTGTCTATCAACATAATATTGAGAAGGTGTTCCTGCTTGTGTTTTATTTGGAATAGCAATGTATTCAGATCTTGATACTTTAGTTAAAGTTTGTTGATTACCACCTGAAACTGTAACTACAGCTTCAAGCACATCGTTACAATCACTAGGTGTGTTGTATGTTACTTGATTATTAACTAAAGTTTCAGTTTTAGATTTTACTTTCCAGAGATTAATACCTCTATTACCCCATTCAGAAAATAAAAGATTTAAACTTCTTCTTGCTGATTTTAAATCATAACCAGAATTAGTTCTTACACCACATCTTTCATAAGCCTCTTCGATAACCTCATCAATAGATGGGTTAAAACTTGTAGTTCCTGAACTGGCCATTTCATCCTTACGCTAATATTTTTTCTTGTAAATGTTTTGGTAGATTCTTTTGTCCACCAATAAGTTTACCAGTTTTTGCTTTTTTCATAATTTTCTTTTCTCTTTTTGAACTTTTAGATGCACCAATCATAGATTCAGTTTTTCTGATATCTCTTTTATCATCGTCTTTTATTGACATACCTTTTGAATAACCCATAGGTTTATTCATAGCTCCACCACCCATTCTAGTGTGTACTTTTATTCTTCCGTTTTTCATATTATTTTACTCCTTCAAATTTTCCGCCTTTGACAGCTATACCCATACCTCGGCACTCACCACCTACAGACATTTTTACAATAGGAAATTTACCTAAAGCTTTTCTTCTTTTAATAAAATCAGAAGCACTAGTGTTCTTTTTTTTAGTCATTTCTTTTAATGCTTTTAAATATGCTTTGTAATCTTTTGCTTCTTCCATAATTTCTCCTTAATAATCTATCATACCACCATAGTATAATTTAGTAAACGCACCTTTTGATGCAAAAGTCTTAACATTTGTTGGTTTTCCTCCAACCCCTTGAGCTCTACTTCTTTTCCTTGCAACGGCACTCCGTTTCTGGGAGTCTGTCATGCTTGCTGCTTTGGCAGCAGGGACGCACTTTGGATACTTTCTTTTTGATCCACTCGCAGATTTTCTTCCACATTCTTTGTACCCTCCTCCTTTTTTAGGTGATCCTATATCAACCCATTTTTCACTAAACCATTTTTTGAGTCCACCGCTTTTCATACCTCCTGCTGGAACACAATTAGGAACCATACGATTCCCTTTTTTCTTCATGCCCTTTTGGACATAGCCTTCCCAACAAGTGCCTCGTTCACTCATTTTAATAAATCGCTGTAATAATTAACTAAACTATCATTAGACATTTTTATACCTGCTGAATCGTGTTTAATGAATTTTCCTTGATATGCATTTGTAATTGAATCTAATGACTTAGCTTGTTTTTTATGTAAAGCAGATGCTTTATGTAATCCTTTTGCAACTTTTTTAATTTTTGCTTCTGCACCTGTGTTAAATGAATAAGCAAGAGAAAGTGTGCCACCTTTAGTTTTTGTTGTATTACCAAAATTATTACTTGATTTGCCTTTGTTTAAATTAACATTTAATGAAGTAGATTTTCCAAATTTAAAAGTTTTATTATAGTTTATATTTTTAGATTTGGTTTCTAAATCTTTAAAACCCTGCATGCTTTCTTTTCTAACTGCTTTAGATAAATTAACATTACCTAATTTTTTGTTACTTACCCCAAATCCTACACCTTTGTTTTCAAAATTAATGTTTCCATCTACACCAGACTCTGCTGTGATTGAAGGTGATACGGTTGTGTCTGCAAATAAACCTTTGTCGGCTTTTTTAGGTCCCCAATCTTTTCTTTTAGTTCCTGATGGATCTTTTATTTTACCCGCACAAATTTTACTAGCGTATGCATTAGCATATGCACTGGGGTATACCTTAAATTTTCTTTTGGCTGCAGCCTTGCCTCTAGCACATAGTTTTGTCATTGTCTTTAAGCCTCTTTCGGTTGTACAACTTTTTAGATTGTATCACTTTAGGCTTAAACAGTAAATGTCCTAGCGAGAGGATTCTTTTTATTGGATTTTTTGGCGTATAATTTTTCTTTTTTCTTTTTCTTTTCATTTTTTGCGCCACGTATCTGACCTTCTACTTGTTTTGCCATTGAGGATCTACTTATTGCCATAATTATTTCTCCTTTATATTTTACTCATAGAAATACCTGCTCGTGGTGTTTTAGGTATTACTTCATGATATACACCTTTCTCTACAAAAAGTAAATCACTAGGATTTAATAGTATATTTTCCCCATCAATAATCCATTCAGATATTCCTTGAACTTGCCAAAAGTATACATCAATATTGTCCTTATGTTTACCATAAGTAGGACCAACACAAGTATTTATATATAAATGTGCAACAGTACAGTTAAGTTTTTTCAAAGAAGTCTGTACTTCTTTTATTAAATGGGCGTCCCAAGATGCTAAAAAACCAGGACAAATGTGTTTAACATTATTGAAAGTAGTTAAAGACCAATTAAAATTATTTAGAAGAGTTTCCCAACTAGGAATTTTTTTATTAAAATTTCTTTCTACCTTAAAGGTCACACTAATTCTTTTGCAGATCCTAACACAGGTTTATATTTAGTTTTACCCTCTGATTTATATGCGTGTAAGTATGAAGCTCTTGGTGTTCCTTCAATCCAACTTGCATGAATCCATCCGCTGTTAGGTTCACCTGGAGTATAGAACTCAAGGATCAGCTGATCTGGTGAAAGATTATTTTTAATCCAATCAAAAAGTTCAGCGTTGTCTACGCCAATACATTCAAAATCTGCCGCTTCAGCTTTTGCATGCTGCGATCGTGCCGAGCTGCCGATGGCTTCACACAACTCTACGCTACGAAATCCGCTGGTTATTTTTACTCTGCCGAAATGGTCACGTACTGGTTGTAAAATATTTTCACATAACAATTTTAATTTTTCTATCTGCTCTGCGTTTGGATTATTATTAATACCCTTACGAACAGCCGTATCTGATTTAATTAATTCTGAGAGAGTAAAATTCCTTGAAAGGTTCATATAATTATTCTAATATTAATTTTTTTATTGATAAAGATCCATCAATATTTTGCTCTACCTCTGCCATAGACTTAATGCACTGGTGCTGTATGTTTGTACCCTTTTCTTGTCTCTTGGCAGTCCTCTTACCTTTCAAGCACATTGCCATTGAAGGTTTGCTTGTGTCAGGATCTATCTGAATTCTGTGTTCTTTTATCTCTCCGTTGACTATCATAAGAAGAGCCACTACTTCTAAAATCATTGATAACCCTTTCCATTTTCTCTTACCTTATCTTTTAATTCTTCAATATCACTTAATGCTTTGTCTAATTGTTGAGTTAAAAATTCTATATTAACTTTGTTTGTCATGTTCATCTCTTGAGTCTTTTCCATCTTCTCTACAGACTTATAAAGATCTTCAAGTAAAAAATGTTGCTCTTGGTCCACGGGGACTTGTTCACTTTTCTTTAACAAATCATTTTCAAAAAGCTCACGTGATGTCTCCAGCGATACCAACCTTGCCGTGAGCTCCGTGTATGCGAACGTGCCGGCTGCGACGAGTAAAATCAGAGAGGCAACCGTTTTCATCGGCATCGACACGGCAGCAGATTCAGATATGTTTAAAGGTTTATTGCTCATTTTCTTTTCTTTTGTCTCTTAGGTGTAAACAATTTTTCTATTAACGCACAAAACTTATCTAATGTTCCAAATATTTTATACATTACTTTATCAAACATTATATTCTCTGTAGTTGTGGATTTTCAGTAGTTATATTTTTTTCAGCTCTTGGTCTAGCTATAGAATCTTTACTTCTTTTACGAAGTTGAGCTACAGCTGACTCTTTTAACTGTCTTTGTTTTTTTACAAATTTTAAATCTTTTTCTAAGTTCATATTATTTCTTCTTTTTATGATACATCTGATAAAACATATTGTCACTATCTTCGGTTACAAACTCCGTATCTTCTGCATCCCAGTAAGTATTTTGGACTTTATAGTCAGGCCAACTGTTATCAGTAGTATAGCTATTAATGTGCCACAAAATACGATTATTAGGCTGAGCTGCATAATTACCGTTATCAAGCTCCAATATATGTGCACACTTATGTTCTTGAGGAATTTCAGAGTGTTCAGTATCCAATATGTTAACGTCTGGATGAGCCCAATCGATTGTAAATAAATATTTACCATGATAAAATTTTTTATCTAAACCAAGGTATTTACCCTTTACACCATCCAGCCAATCAAAACAAGTAACACTAGGCCAATAGCTAAAACTATTCCACAATTCCAATTCATGTACTTGCATATTCGGCACGTCGGATCTATCAAAATTTTTTTGATAAAATGCTGATATAGGTAAACGCCAGTAGCACGCACCATTTGGTAACATGATATTAAACAAGAGCGCACGCCCTGATATTGATGTGAGACCGAAGATAACACAGTCTTCGCTTTCTCCATGATGTTTTTTAAGGTCATAAAGATACTCCTTTCTAATTTTGCAGTATATTGGTGGAAGATTTGCGTTCAGATATGACATGTTTGTATTTTTCTCTCCAATAATTTTTTCTTTCTAATATTCTAATTTTATATTCTAATTTATCAATACCTAAAAGTTTTTTTAATATACTTAACATTTCCATCTTCTTCTTGCAGCACATATTCTCTTATCAGGAGTTTTACTACAACTAATATTGTGCATTTTCATCTGTCCTTTTGATCTTCTACAATAAGATGCTCTTCTCTTAGAAGCTTTGGATCCTTTTTTAACTTTTCCTGTTACTGCTGTTTTAAGTTTAGAACCAGGATTCATTCGTCTGTATGCACGAACCCCTGCAGAAGTCATACCTGCACCTGATTTAGTAGATCTAAAGTTTCTTTTATTCTTTGAAGGCATTCCACCTTTAGCGAAACCATCAATCTCTATACCTAGATCAGCATAGTAATCCATCTAAAACCTATACTGTTAATCCAGGTCCTGAATACTTATCTGTAAGCAAAGTATAAGCAGTTACTTTAGTTTTGGTTTTACAAAAAAGTCCTTTTGGAAAAAGAATTCCATCTTCAGGAAAGTTAAAATTAATAACATCTCCAGATGGTACATCAGCTTGAAACAAAGTTGCTCCAGAATTTGATGTAGTTGTAAGTTCCAAAGTTCCAGCTCCTGTGCCGTCAGATGCAACAATAATTCCTCTTAGTCTTATTGGTTGCTCTATAATAGCTGTGGCACCTGCCGCAGCGATAGATCTAGTTGCTTGTATATCACTTTTAAAACTCATGTGTTCTCCTAGTTCGTGGCTCCCGAAGGAGCCACTAATTAATTATTACGCAAATTGTTTGTAATTTATAATAAATGCAAAATTACCAACAGCAGATGCGGTTGTAGTTGTAGTGATCTGACAGAAAATACTTCTTGCAGCACCACTTACATTTGCTCTTGGAGATGCAGCTGGAGAAGCATCGCTTCCAGTCGTATCTAAAAGAGTTGTAGGGTAGTGAGCACCTGCAGGTACAGTTGTTCCAGCATCAAGAATTTGATCAGTGATAGCAGCAACTAATTGTGCCCCACCTGTAGCTGTTCCAACTTTAAAACCAATGTCACCTGATGCAACAGTTGGTGCAGATGTACAAACTATTTGAATTGAAGTTATTACTGAGTTGTCTGGTTGTGAAAATGTAACTTCGTTTGTTCCAGCAGTTGCTGCACAAGGTACGTTAGCAGTTCCTTGACCAATCATAAGAGTTCCTACATAGTTTCCAGATGAATCTATTTGGAAGTTATTTGTAAAAGCTCCAGTTGTTGAGTTTTTCGTTGCTCCAATAAAACCGTTTTCCGATCGTACCGGTCCCGAAAATGTAGTATTTGCCATAATATTCTCCTTTGTATAGCTTTGATTATGTCGTCTCTATACCGTCTGCCTAGTCAGTCGACATAATAGTTTTTTCTAGGTTGTTTAGATTATATATAAAAAAAGGGGCAGAGTAAACTCCGCCCCTTTTAGATTTGTTTCTTAACTACGAATTACGCAGCACCTGGAGATCCGAAGATTCCTCTAGGGTCAGAGAAGCCGAAGCTGTATCTTTCTCTAGCTTTGAATCTAACGTTTCCAGTGTCGAAATCACCTTCAATCGCTGTTTTAATTGGCGATCTTACAAAGTGTTTTAGACCGTTAGGTGCATCTGTCATAATGAAGAATGCATCAGTGTCAGTTAAGAAGTGATTGATTCTGTAACCTTCTGGTATCATTCCCATGTTTGCCATTGCGTTGATATCGTTATCTGCAGTTCCGACTCTTTGAGGGGATCTCATGATTCTCTCAGCAGTAAATTGTAATTCTTTTGGAATTATCATTTTTCTACCTGAAGCAGCAATTTTAAGACCTCTTTCGTCTACAAATCCTGCAATGTCAATCAATGATTGCTCAAGTGAAGTTTCGTTAAGATCTGCAGCAGTTGCTAGAACGTTTGAGAAAGTTCCACCAGTTGCTAGTGGGTGAGATGCATTAATTAATGATACTCCATCACCACCAGTAACAGTTGTTACTTGCGCGTTGTTCAACACATTTGCAGCTTTAACTTGCTTCGTGTTTGCCATAGATCTTGCAAGAGCTCTTGTGTATCTGCCCGCAAGTCTATCGTATAG